ATTAGCAAAATTAACAACCTCTCCTTTATTCTCAATAGGCCTAGAATTATTAACAAAACCTTTACAACCAACCAACTCGTCTTTTAAACCCCCACCAACACCATCTTCATCAACTACCACATGACTTCTAGGAATACCTTCTTTAATACACAAATCTTCAACATACTCTCGTAAATCTTTTAAATTATTTTTTGTAAAATAATGTATTTTATACACATAAAAATCTTTCCATAGCATCAAAACAGTCAAATCTTGTCCAAACCTAGCAACATCAACCGTCAAAAAACACTTTACCTGTTCATTATTAACATTAAAAGGTTTATTAGTAAACAAATCATTCAAAGCATCAAACTCAAACAACCTACTAGGGTCATCATCATACTCAAAATTACCATTCAACAAACGCTCCCTAGTAATCTTATCAGCCTTACGCAACTGACTAATATAAACCTCATCCAAATAAGGATTATCAGTAACAAGAGCAGGAATAAACTCAACATGCTCAGCCAAGTTCTTATCCTTAAACGGCTTATAATACCTAAAATAAACATGATTCTTACTCGGATTAAAAGTCTCCAACAACTTAGGCACAATACCAATCTCTTTATTCTTACACCTACCAATCCTAGTCTTTAAAATACTCAAAGCCTTTTCTTCACACTCATTAGACTCATCAACAAACGCACCAGTCAACTCCAAACCACCAAAACGCAAATACTCAGGGTCTGAAGGCTTATAAGCCATATCCATCAAAACAATCTCAGAACCATTATTAAACTTAATAGTATTAGTCATAGAATTAAGCCTAAACTCATTAATCAATTTTTCATCAAACTCTTTAACAAGCTTATAAAAAGTAGCAAGAGTAGTCTTTCTAAGATTAATCAACTCTTTCCTACCTATTAAATACTTCACACCAGGATACACTAAGCACTGAGATAAAACCCAAAAACACCCAAGATATGATTTTCCACCACCCTCATTAGGCGCCGCCACCATACCCAATCTCAGTAGTAACATTATCTATAAGATTATCATATGCAATGGCCTGTTTTGTAGTTAACACGAATTCAGGCATGACGGCTCACCTCCCACTTGTGCATTAACATGCTTCCAAGATTTCTTTTTTTTAACCTTTCTCTCATAATTATCAGGATAAACAAGCTTCAACTCATACTTACCATCAACTGAACCACTAACATCAACATTCTCAGTACTCAAACCACTAACAAGCCGCTCACCATCACGCACACTCTTAGCCCAAACCTTCTTAACACTCTCCAACAAATCCTCATTAAGCTTTTCTTTGTTATTCTTGCTATTCTCTTTCGCTATTACCGCAAGTTTTTCTTTGTCCTCTCTCCAACCATAAGTATCAATCCACCTAGGAATAGTCCTACTTCCAACACCTACTACTAAAGCTATTTTATCATAAGGCACACCCATACAAAACAAGTGAAAAGCCTCTATTTTCTTATTATTACTAACAGCCACTTATTCCACCTCTTATTTGTAGCAAGAACTTTATTTTTGTTCTCTAAATAATACTTCCTATCAATTAACCTTTTCTTTTCACTATTATTAGCTCTCCAATTCTTATTATACTCGGCCCTTTCTTCTTTATGTTCTTTACAATAATCTCTAGAATATTTTTTTAACCTTTCGTTATTTTCAGCATAATATCTTTTTTTATACTCTTTTTTATCAAACATAATCAACTACCCATCAAGAATTTGTTTAATCCTATCAATAATCTTATCAACATTTAAATTACGAACATCTTCATAATAAGAACCACTCCAAAATTGTTTCTTACCATCAGGACTTTTGATAACAACCCTGCATAATGCTTTCTTTTCTAAACCCATTCAAAACAACCTCACTAATTTTTTATTAACCCTACAATAAAACCATAAACAAACTACTTAATAAAACTATTGGCAAAAAAAAGATAAAAAAATTATTAAAGACAAGGATTTTTTTACCCCAGCTTAACTCGGACAAACAGCAAAACAACGGCAAAATTGTCTCCTGGGTCAAGGCGAAAATCTGCTTATTTATTTCTTAGTCCGTTTGCCTAAAACCCTTGCCTTCAATAAAAATCACTTACACCACTTCTTCTCCGCGACGACCATACGAACAATCTTTTTCTAAACGAGGGTCATCAACATAACCAATAGGCAAAAAATGAGCCAAAACAGCCTTATCAGCAACATAACCCTTCTCTTCTCTACTCTTTATTTCTCCAACCATATCAGGCCTAATCTTTTTAACACCAAACAACCTACAACCAATTCTAACAAGCCTATGCATTAAACCAAACTTAAAACTCTTCTTATTATTCTTCAAACCATAACCACCAGTCAAAGAACCCAAGTCCGCCAAACACTCCTTAGCACCAACCTCATTAACACCAAAAGTATACAACTTAACCTCTCTCACTCTAAGCTTAGCCTTACCATTAGCATAAATCTTACCGTGCCAGTCTAACTCAAACTTTTTTAAGCTATCGCTATAACCTTCCGCTAGCATTACTATGTGTACCAAACTAATCAACTCCATACCTAATTTTAAAATCCAACAACCAACACCTCATTTTTTCACTTCCTCTAACTCTTCTAAACTATTTTCTAATCCAAAAATAACCATTTTAACAGCAAACAATTGACCACTAATATAATCACTAAAACCATTATCCTTTTCCAAATTACTTTTAACTTCCTCATAAACTTTTAACTGCCTTTTAAGTTCTTCAACAACACCCTGCTTTTTAATTTTTTTTTCTAAATCTTTAAAATCATCTTCATTAGCACTTTCAGTCCTACACCACAACTTCAACCTTTCCAAACCACTCATTTTTCTAAACACCCTTTTCCTTTAATTCTTTTTCTTCTACTAAGCAAATTGTATCATTATGGTCGCC